ACTCCAAATATATCCTCTGGATGTTCATCTGGATCAATAAATTTCTTAGCGTCTGATACTGCTGTTTCAAAATCTTTTTCAAAATAACGCATTACAACGTCATCTGAGTATTCTACGCCTTCTTCTAATTCATCAGATTGAAGTACTAAATGTCCTACACCAAAAGTTTTAAGACCTAATGAATCTTTATATATCTTATTGATTTTACCTTCGTGCTCAATAATACGTTGTTTAATCGCTTCCAAAATAACACTCTCCGTTTTCTTGTACGAAAAGTAATTTTACACTATATTGTTTTTGTTTGCTAGTAGGTTTTCTATATATTTTTTGTCCATTCTTCTTTCTAAATGTCTCACTTTTAATATCTATTCCTATAAGTTTCTTGCCGTCAAATATAACAACGTCAATAAAACCAGTAACATGAACGTTTTTAAAAACATGATAACCTTGTTTTAATAACCAAGAAATACCAGCATATTCTGCTGATGTTCCCTTGACCACTTTGCTTAGTTTGGGAGTAGATTTTTTAATAAACTTCCTGCGCTTTCTACTATTTTTTTAAGAACTGTATCGGTAGATTCTTCACCTTTTTTAGAAAAAACTTTCTCACCGAGATCGCTTACTTCTATTGCGGTCTTTCCCTCTTCTTCTCCAATATCTTGAATCGCTGTTAAAGTAGGTGCGACACTAGCACCGATAGTTTTAAATACTCTTTTCTCAAGATCACGCATAGTTTGAGCATTTAATCTTTTAATAAATTCATCAGCATCAAATAGATATTTAGCGGCACCAGCCCTATCGAACTGATCTAGTAATCCTAAGACACCTTTAATTTTTCTTCTTTTAGCATCAAGAGGACCGAAGATAACGTCTTTAATATTATTATAAGTTTCAGTATCAAGTCCTGATTTAGATATATTCTGTAATCTTTTTTCTACTCCTGCCATTGTATCAGCTAAGTCAATCATTTTAAGAACGTTATTTTCACCATAAATACCTGCATAGAATTCTTGATTATCTCTTAAGTTTTTTAATAATACTTTTGAACTAAATATCTCTCCACCTGCTTCACCTCGAATAAAAGAACTATTAAATAACTGTCGTAAACTATAAGCTTTAAAATCAGTTTGACTTTCTTTCGATAATGCCTTTACAGCTTTCATAGTAAATTCAGGTCTTTGTAATAAGTTATTATAGATAGTTCCTAAATCAGTACTTGCGATAAAACCGTTAGTAGATGATTTTAAACTATCTATTTGTTTTAAAGCTTTTTCTTGAGTATCGATAAAACTATTTAAAGCATTTCTAGGATTTTTAAATGCTTGAAGAGCCTCTTCTCCAATTAATTCTTTTAATACTTGCTGTTTACTTTCGTTTCCAAAGTAATTATTCATATTCTTTAAAGTTTGCTTATAATTAAAACCAGGTAAATTTGCAATTTTTCTTAAAGCACTCGGGCCTTCAGATTTCAATAACTGATATGCTTCATAACCAAATACATCTTTAATATAATCTTCCGTTACAAAGGTTTTAACTGCTTGATCTAATTCAGCACCGTTTGTGGCTCCTGATATAGACCTCATTAATTGATTTGCTAAGTCAGCTGAATTTTCTCCACCTTTTAATAATTGTTTTAATAAAGTAGTATCGTTATCTAGGTATATACCTGTATTATCTACTTTTAATATTTCATCTAATAATTCTCTTTCTTTATTCGCTCTAGTAATTCTATATTTAGTTCTATTAGTAAGATACTCTGCAGCTTTTTCTGGTCCGAATTGTTTTTCTAAAGCAACTTTATAATCATTTCTAACATTAGCAGTTAAATTTTTTAAATCTGATTTACTAATTTTAAAGTTTTTAAAGATAGCATCTTCACTTTGCTGTAAAATATCAGATAAATTTTTAATTGTAATTTCCATAGCTTCTAGAGATACAAATTTAGATGCTTTACGACCAGGTTTTCCTGTTTCTTCTGCCATACCTGTTTTTAAAGTATTTAAGATATTGCTTTTAGATTTGCTAAAATCAAATGCTCCTGTAATATCTTTTTTATACTTACCCATAGTATCATATACTTGTTGAAGAGATTTTGAATATTGACCAAAGTTTTTCTTTTGCTCATTTGATAATAAACTTAAAAGACTATTTCTTTCTTTATCTAATGCATCTAAAGCTTGATCTTTTTCCTTAGTTAATACATTTTGAATAGCATCTAAACTAATTCCTGTTTCTCCTTTTCCTAAGTTCTGCCAACCACCGATAGTATCTTCAACTGCAGCTAAAGTAGTAAGGAAATTAGTTTCTCCCATATCAATTAATTTATTTAATGCAGCTTGTTCAGCATCATTTAATTTAACTGCTTCTCCTCTAAAAGCTTCTAATATTTTTAATTGTGAGCCTTGAGGAAGATTATCGACACCTGCTAAATTCATCATCATTTCTTTCATAGCTACGTTAGTTTCAGCTATATTATTAAGAGTCATTATAGTGCCAGTATCTGCAACTTCGCTTTTAGTAAATTTTCCAACTGTTCTTGATAATGTTCCTTCAGGCATTACTCCCATTGCTGATACTTTTAACTGAGGTGCGTTATCACCAAATATATTTAATAAATCTTGATTTAATTGTTTTATTTTTTCAGCATTAAGTTTTCCCTGTTCTACGAAAGGTGAATTATTATTAGCTACATCAACTAATTCTTTAGTTAATTTTTTTCCACCAATATAACTTACAGCATTTCTTCTAAAGAATTTATATATAGCATAGACAGCTTTCTCTGGTATATAAGTTAATGCGCCTTCTATCGCAGGATTTGCTGCTAATGATTTTATTACATCAGTCATGGATAAAGGATCATTTCCTTCTAAATATCCTTGTATTCCTAAGTTAGCTACGCCTAAAAGAAATTCTGCTCCCATAGCAGTTCCAGCACCAGTTGCTCCCATTCCACCAGGGCCTGCAGGTGCAGCAAGCATTGCTGTTACTGCTCCTAGAACACCAGGTCCTAAATCTCTAGTTAATTGTCCTAAATCCCCTTTATCAAATCCTGGTGCGTTAATAACGTTATACTTACCATCACCTACTCGATAGACGATAACGTCAGATAAATCTTCTTTGCTAATTGTATCAAGACCAGTAATATCTTTTATATCCTGTCTTAAATCAGATGAAGTTTCTGGAGTTCCTAAACTAGTTTTATCTGCTGTTGTAACTTCTATTTTTTGATCTGGATATTGATAATTTAATATTCCTTTTACCATACCCATTTGATCTTCTAAATTTCCTGTCATGCCAGGAAGAGAAACAACAAATCTTAATGGAGCAGTAAAAGCTTCTTCATCAGAAATTCCTGACATATAAATAGATTCTTTTAAATCAGGAGTAAATGATCCTTGATCCCTGTATAAGTTTTTAAGATTTTCTTTTTCTTGAAGATAGATCGGAGAATCATATATTTGTTCTCCATACTGCATTACTTGAGGAGCAAACATGGAGTTTACTTTTTTCGTTATTTCATCTTCTACGCCTTGAATTCTATTTTCATATAAGTCAATTCCTTTTTGAATAGTATCAACGTCAAGTCCAAAAGCTTCTATTCTTTTTAAAGAATCTTCATTAACTTTAGTATCAGTCGTAATAAGACCTTGATCTCTAAGATTATTAAGTATCTCAGCTGTTTGAGTATCAATTTGATCGACCATTAATCTTCCTCTGGTTGACTAAATACTGTGTAATAATAATCATTAGGAGTCATTTCAAATGCATCAAATCCATATTTCTTTTTAAAGTTTTCTAATACACCATCTGGTAATTGACCAGTTTCATCAAGAGTTCTCATCTGTTCAATCGTTACAGTAAGATTATCAAAAGCGTTTTGTAATTCTTCAGCGTTTTTAAACGAATTCCAATACTGTTCTGGAGTAGTTACTTTAGATACTTCTTTTCCTTTAAATACTTCTATTGGATCAATTCCCATTTGATCCGCAACTTTCGTTCCATTTAACGCCATTAATTTTGCCATCGGTGTATAATCTTCTGGAAGTGTATCAGTTCCATAATCTTTTTCTTTTACAAATCCGTATGACTTCATCATTTCATCAGTGATTCCACTATTTTTAAATCTTTTACTAACTTCTTTTAACTGTTTATTTCTCGCATAATCCATAAAGTTCATATAGCCTTCGTATTCAGTTCCTGATGATTTTCCTGCTCTATCAACGTATTCTCTTGAATAATCTGAGTATAGTTGAGCGTATTCATTAAACGCTAATAGTTGAGCTGATAGCCCTGCGAATCCAAAAGCATCATTTGGGAATGATGCGATTAAGTTTTCTACGTCTTTATTTGATATCGGATATAGGTCTTTCATTCGAGGAAGTATCGCTTGGAATGTATTCGCCATAATCCTATTAACATTAGCGATATCGTTTGGATTTTTACCAATAGCATCCATCATTTCAAGATATGCACCTTCATCTATACCTCTTACAAAGCTTGCAACAGGAGCAACTAATTTATCGAATTCAGTAACACCACCAGCTGATAGTTCTTTCGCTAGATTAATATTTGACATAATAGCGTTTCTTTCATTTGTTATTCCATTTGCTGTAGCGATTATTTCTTTAAAATTATCTTTATAATATCCTTCAAGTTCATCTCCACCACCACCTTTTGGATCTTTCTTTATAGATGCTGAGAATATAGAACCGAAACTACCATCATCATTTAAATTAGATTCTACGATATAAGTTTGTTTATTTACAAAATCCATACCAGGAAGTGCAGCTTTGAGTGCAGCATCTTTCGTTGGATTTGATCCAAACACATAATCTGTTTTCTTATCTTTTAAACCAGTCGTTCCTTTTACTAATTTAGCATCTAGTAATTTAGATTGAATCATTGCGTTAGAAGTATCTTCTAAAGCTTCGAATACTCTTCCAAATGGTGAAGTAAATGAAGATTGACCTGATCGTTTCGCTAAGTTAATAAAGAATTGAGTTTTAGGGTCTTGTAATCCTTCTTCAAATCGTTGACCCATTCTTTCCATACCACCTGGTAATTGAATATCTCTTCCATTAGGAAGCGTTAAAGTTTCAGGTCTTTCTGTTAAAGTTTGATATATAGCTTCAGGTGCTCCTACAATAGTTTCTAGAAATGATTTTTTAGGTTTTATTCCTAAAGCCCCTTGAAGTCTTTCTTTAACTCTATCATCTAAGCCAGATACATATGATATCATCTCTACTATATTATCATTCATACTATTAGTATCTTCTTTTTCAGCTAAAGTATTATTTACTACATTTTCAATTTCAGATTTTAAAGCGTCACCTGTAGTAATGGTATCACCGGTATTTGTAGTAATGGTATCAGCATCACTTACTGTCGATTTAGCAGTCGCACCTTTTAGTAATTCTTCAAATGGAATTTTTTCTACTGGTTGGCTTTTAGCTATATCTACAAGTGTAGTATCTTTAGGCTGTTCTTCTTGAAATACTTGATTTAAAAACTCTGTTTCACTTCCATATTTATTAATAATATTTTCTTTTTGAGAAGCATATTGATCAGGGACTTCTGTTTCAGATAGAAATTTTAAATATTTATAGTCGTTTTGAGGAGAAGTCGTTTCATCAATTTTAAATAAACTTGTGAAACGTTCTGCAATTTTATCTAATGCAGCCATATTAGTTTATCTTCTTAAAGTCTACATCAAGCTTATCGTAATCTACAGCTAAATATCCATCAACTTCAAACGAAACTTCTGGTACTTCTTGCGCTATAACACCTTGATATCTACCAGGGATATCTATATATTTAAATTCATAAATATTAATTCCTGATGGTGATTTACCGACTAACTCAATATCCTCTTTTAATCTTATATCACTAAACATTCCTAGCTGATAAGCAGTTCCAAGTCCACCAGCTATTTGTCCAAATGGTGAAGTTCCACCAATAACTTGTCCTAACATACCAGTACGTTCTTCTCCGTATGAACGTATGGGCTGCCCTGCAAGTAATCCTGTTAAGAATTGAAGCTGACCTCTTTCAAATCCTTGACCTTCTACAAAGTCACGATAATCTTCTAACATTTGTTGTTGTGATATCGCTTGTTGTAAACCTCCAAACTGAGTTGCAGCTGCAGCTTCTTGAAGTCCTGCTTGACCTAGTTGTGCTTGAAGAGCAGGAATTGCTTGTGCTGCAGTTATTTGCCCTTGAGCGGCAGAAGCACGATCTGCAGCAAATCTTGATGCTGCATCTTGAAAAGCTTGTGCTTGTAACTGAGCTGTAATATCACCCGCTCGTTTTGCTGTTTCAGCTTCACGAACAGCTTCTTGTACTCCCTGTCTTGCTCCACCAAAAGCACCCGATTGAATAGCTTGTGCTCTTTGCTGTTGTCCTGCTAAAGCAGACTGTTCTTGTAAATTTCTAATTGCCGCATTCGTTACTTGCTGAGTATAGGGACTCATATATTGCTGTGCTAGTTCCGGCGTAAACTGCGTTGCTGATATATTAGCGGCATTCGCAACCATCTGTTGTGCTTGCGGTATAACTCCTGATGCTCCAAATTGACCAAGCTGAGTCTGTGCTTGACTAATTGCAGCGTTTTGTAGAGCTGTTAAAGGAGCAATACGTTCACCAGTATAAGGTGTATAACCAGCTTGACTTGCAGCATTTGCTCGAGTAACTAAACTTTCCTGTATATCTTTAAAATACTGTGGAATATCGTATTGAACTTGTGATTGACTCGGTGCTTCTACTATTGTTGTAGATGGTTTAAATAAACTTCCCATTATAAATTATCTCCATACGTTCCACCAAGATATTCGAAATTCTGTCTCATTAACCACTGATGTTTTCTATCAATATCATGACCTTGCGTTATTTCTAGTATCAAAGGCATCTTCGTTATTTTAACGTATTCTTTAACATATTCTAGCAATTTTTTTGCTATTCTACTATTTCTTTTTTTATCATCTACATAGAGCCAATTCACTCGATAAAACTTCTTATCAGTGTACCACATATCTCCTAGTACTAATGATATAGTTCCTACTATTTTACCCTCTTTTTCAGCCACTATAACGAAATGGTTATAGATAATATCGTGAATATACGCATCTCCTTTTCCTGTATTAGGTTTTCCTAAGTCTAAAGGTGATTCTTTTAGCCAATTTAAAAGTAAGTTTCTAATAGGACGAACATCGTCTAAAGTCGCTTTGCGATAATTAATCAAGTAATCCTTTCATTATCTATGACCATCGGGTCTAGCATCAACACGTAAAGTTCCAAATCTCCAATTATCATCTACACTAGAATCGCTCAATATTTTAACTGCTATTTGTCTCCCTCTTGATCTAGTATTAACTTCTCTTGTACTTGATGTAATATCAATCTCTCCTGATTCCGTAGGAGTATCAGCAGGAAATTCTCTTGATAATAAATTCATTTTTACAGTTCCCTGTAAGTTTTTAAAGTCAGGAATATATCCTCGAATAAACATGAATTGATCCCCGTCTGCTATATCTACATCTCCACTAGTAATATATGATTCCATAATCTCACCATTTTTAGTCGTACCAGTTTCTTGTTCATAAATAAAGCTACGACCTGGCGATACTCCATTTAAAGTTTGAGATGTTGCTGCAGTAGAATTAGCGTAATATTCTGTAGCTTGAGGAACGTTGTAGACACCTTGATCAACCCAAGTACTACGATTCATAGTTCCTATATACCATGTATTTTCTAAATAATTATAGATTACATACTTATCTACTTGACTTGAATTAGCTGAAGGGTAAAACCAGATAACTTCATTAAATTTATTATTTTCACCAGCGTAAACTTGAGGATATTGAATATTATTTATATCTCCAAATACATATGATTTAACTGTACAAGGAATTTCTTGTATTCCACCTCGATACATCATAAATCGACCTTCTGACATCCAATAAGCTGCATCATTTACTATAACAACAGCGTTCATTCCTACTGCTCCACAATCAGTTCCTAATAATTTAAATCCAAAAGTATAAGGAGGACCAATAAACTGCATTGTGTGTAAAGCTTGATCAGTCCATATAAGTATTTCATTTCTAGTTTTCTTAGCAGATACGATTCTACTTCCTTCAGCTAGTCTTTGTGAACCTGCTGTATTAATAGCGTTAGCTGTCCATTGAGTAAAGTTTTCTTGATCAGACCATCTAATAAACATATCTTCTTGAGTTGAAGTATCTCCAATAGTAGTTTCAGTTCCAAAACATACTAGATGTCGATCTGGTGTAGAAACTAAACCAGTAATAGAACTAGTAGGAGCGTTATTAACAGGAACCATACGCTGAGTTACTCCTGCGGAAGTATCCCATACATATACTCCACCGTCTTTTTTCCAACCATATAAATCTTCACCAGCGTTATCAAAAGACCACATTCCCATATTAAGTACAACGTTTGAAGTTGATCTAGCTGTTCCCCATGCTTCTGCACTCCAAGTAGAAGTGCCCCAACCATAACCTTGAGTTTGAATATCAGGTTCTATTGATATTTCAAAATCAGTATCGCCATCTCCTGTAGATGTAATACCAGCATTTGCTTCATTAGATGGCATTTGAATGTAAAAAGCACTAGAGTTAGCTATACCTTGTATTTCAAATTCACCAGTTTCAAAGTCAGATGCTACATAAGAAGTTCCTGTAGTAAGATTAGTTACATTACTAAAAATAGCAAAATCACCTGTAGAAGCACCATGATTAGCTATTTCTACAGTAACGTTAGAACTACCATTAGTAGTTGTAAACATATTAGTTAATGAAGTATTAGATTGTCGAATAGGAGTAACATCACTAAGATTTCCACCTGTATAAATATAAACTTTTTTATTAGTTCCAAGTCCGATATATCGAGTACCGGCTAAATCGAACCAAGCTTTAATTCCTCTCACTG